TCCAACAAAAGAAGGAGGAAGAAGCGATAATGCGTTTTGTACATCGCATGCAGCTTGACCTATTTGATTAGACAAAGTTGTTAAAATAGGAATATTAAGAAGAGAGGCAATTAAAGTGGTGAAACTGAATAAAGACGAAGAACTTCCTGAATAAGGACCATGAGTTTCTGCAATCATTTGAACAGTACGATCCAGAGGATTTTGAGAGGTTTGCATTGCTCCCTTGATTTCATCAATAACTGTTCCCGTTTGTTGCTGCCCCGAAGGACTTGCCCGTAAACTTTGATAAAATTGTTCTGTTGCTACTGCTGCCATTTAGTTATATTTATAACTAGGCTAAGATGAATTTTTCCCAATTAGTATAACATCTCCTTTTGGTAAAGGGGTATCTTCTCTATATACTTGTGGTTTCACTCCTAATATTTCCGTATAATAACCGCGTTCTGTATTAGAAAAATGATGTTTGATACTTGTTATAAAATATTGACCTTCTAATTTATGATCATATTCTTTATCATTTAATGTTTGTTTTGAAAGCCCAAAAAATCTACCCGGTTGTCGGTGAGTCAATCCTCTAGTAGTAAATGCTATACATAAATTAGAAAATAGATAATGTTTTAACATTTTATTTCTACCTATTGCATATCTACCTGCATCCGTAAAACTAATAGAGAATTCTGTTATACTATTCAATCCCTCATCAATATATGGAGTAATAGGTAATCTATCTTTAGATATACTAGAAGCTACCATTACATTTGGACGAATTCTTTCATTGAAAAAAGTATTTATTTCTTTAACTGTATGATTCTTAGCTTCAATATTCCATTGACCATCCGAAGAATTATAAGATACTACTCTTCTATTTGTTAAATTACGAGAATAATCTTTTCCTGATAAATCTGCTAGAGAATAGCCACGAATAATATTAAATTCATCTGCTTTAATTTCAATATTTTGATCATTTGCTAAAGGTACTTTTTTAATGATAGGAACTTTACTTTGTTCAGTAGCTTCTCTTATAAAGAAATGTTCATACTGATATTTTCCGGGTATTGATTTACCTGCATTTTTGAAATATTGCTCAATAGTTTTTAAACTAAATTGTTTTACTTGGCCCTTAGCTTGTGCCCTTTCTAATTTCAGAATACAGGGTTGATAACCTTCTGCGGATGATGCAGTGTGATAATTATATATATAATTTAAATCATCAATAAACTTACTACCAATCGGAGAAGTATAAAATAATAAATTATTAGCATCCCCTTTATTCCAATTAGTTGTATCTATATTTGCTACATATTGCGAAAATAAAGGATCATTGTTAAATAATGCAATTAATGCATCCCCTGTTAATAAACTTCTATCAATATCATTGGCCTGATCTTGCCCTTGTTTATTAGCATTGGGTCCAGTAGTTGCCGTAGAAAACTCTGAGTCTTTTTCTTTCATCATCTGATAGGTCTTTTCCCAAAAGAATAATTTTTTCTTTTTCTGTGAACTATCTTCATTGGGTAAATCTTGAATATCATATATAACAGTTTCTAATTCAATTAACCATCTCGAATCTTCCAAAATAACTCCTTGACTTTCTAAAATATTTTCTGATTTGGGCTTTATAGAAATATATAACGTATCTCTTCCATCATTTCTAAATTTATATTCTAATTTTATATTTTTATCAATATTATCATTTGCCTCAGTGGTCGATCTTTCAAAAATATCATAAGGACTGTTTATAGTGATATTTCCTCGAAAAAAAATATCAAAAAGATTATCTTCTAAGACTAAATCATCCCATGCAGTATTAGTTAGATATACATCATTTATTCCGTTCCATAATCGAATAATAAATTCATAATCTTGATTATTAAAAGAATATACATTAGGATCAGTATTAGCCATTTTGGTTATTTATGTTTGACATAATTTCCGAAACTAGAATACTTTTCAATATCTTAATTTTATCTCCCGTTTTAACATCTTCAAAAGGATTAATAATATTATTAGCAATCAATATTACCCACCAAAGCCTTGTTGTTCCATAATATATTTGTGATAAATCATACCACGAAACATTTTCATTATAGAAAATTTCATCATATAAAGTACTATCAATATCCCCTTCAATGACAAGATTATTAATTAAATCATAATAAGAATAGCCATCTGCATCTACATAGGTAGAAAAAATATTTGCATAATCATAGAGGTTTAATTGTGTCATAAAAAATTAAGTATTTGGAACTTTCGCTGCGATTGCTTGAACCTGAACAGGTAATTGTGATATATCTGAGATTGCTTGAACTGCTGTACCACTATCTAATCCACTCATTATATTTCTTGTAGGTAATATTAATGGTCTAAAAGTCATAGAAAATCCATATGCTTCTGGAATTATTCGTGGGATTCCACTATTTTGTAATATCCTAGTATTTCCTAAATTAGTGATAGTTAAATCTGATATATAACATGCAGGAAAATTAACAATATCGGGAATTTCCAAAGTATAGATTACAATAGGATCATTTAATGCCAAATTTCTTCTATTTGCAGAATTTTGATAAGTTAACAAATATGCTAAATCTCTATTTTTATCAATATCCTCAAGTGTTCCTGTATTAGATAATGAAAATTTTATTTCAATATCACCTTCAGTAGTAGATTTCCATTTTTGGGGTAATTCAAAATTTACATTTCCTGGTTCTATTACATTTACAGCTTTTTTAATACCTGTTGCAAATTCCTCTAAGAATGAAGGTACTGCACCCTCAATAGGATTATTATTGTCTTCACCTGAGAATGCTGATGATCGATTAAATTTTTTTGTGGAAAAAAATGGAAATTTATAAGTAAATCCTGTAGGAGTGGCAATATATTTATTTTGATAAACTGCACTAGGATCATATTTATCTCCGGGTTTAGCGGTTGGGGTAGCAGCTACTCGACTATAATATAATAATGCTGCCCCTAATTGTCCTGTACTTTGTTGATATTCTTTTAAACTTGCATAAGGAACATCCGCTCTTGCATTTTTAGGCGATTTTGTCCATGCATAATCATTTACAACATCTATAGACCCAGTTCCACTGGGTTCAAGATATTTGCTATCATCTTTCGATATTCTATACAATGACATTTTTTTTATTTATTAAAGAATGAAACTATTAACTTGATTTCTCATAGTTCTAATAGGATCATTGAAATTGGATGAAGTAATATTAGGAGTTGTTCCCTTGGTTCCTGCGGTTGATGCAACCGTTTGAGCTACTAATTTACTTCCATTAATAGTGGCATGAACATTTTCAGTAGCAATATTAATGAGTTCCAAAAATCTTTCATTCATAATTTTATTCATTTGTTTCATGGCAAGATCAAAAGGTCCGCCAGTTTTTGCCATAAGAATTTGATCTTTAGAATCCGGTTGAATTATAGTTGCATCTTGCGTTTTAACAGATGTGATATTAGAAATATTATTTTTTGCCCTTTCTGCTAAAACTATATTCGCTAATTCTTGTGCAGCTTTATCGGAACGATCATTAGCAGTTTCATTTGGATTTGATGCTATGCCTTTACTATCTTCTAATTTCTTTATATTATTTCTAAGCTCTGCTTTTTTTTGATTTAATTGAACCAATTCTTCTCGCTCTCCTTTTAATTCTTTATGATTTAAAAAACCAAACGTTCCACTAGTTCTTTCAATTTGACGTTGAACAGTATTTTCTAATTGGGCATCTGCAAAATTAATATCTCTTTGCATTTCTTTCTGTTTCAAAGTAATACTTTCTATATTAGTCAATGTTCCCTCTCTTTCTTTCTTTTTTAAATTATTAATTTCATCAGCTAATTTTTCATCTCTTTTAGCATTTTTAGCAAGAAACCCATTTTTAGTATTTCGATGGGTTTCTTCTGCTTTTGCATTTTCTTCCCATATATTTTTTATAATATTCCAACTTGCATATATTCGTTCGATTGCTAGTGCGGCCATTCCTAGAGTTGCTATAATAATTGCAAGAGGAGCAAGGATTCCCATAAAACCAGTTGCAGCAGCTCCAGTTGCAGCAGAAGAAGGTAATAAAAATTGAAATATTTTTAAAATGTTAAATGCTGTTTTAAGTACAGAGAAAATTTTTGTTAATCCAAGTAACGGGACTCCTATCAATGCTATCATTTCAACAACTGCTGCACCAATTTGTCCTGCTTCCCCTGATTTAAATTTATCATATATATCCATTCCCAACCATATAAAAGCATCTTTTATAGTACCTAACCCATTCCATATTGCATCTCTTGTATCTTTAGATGTAAGAAATTCCCCAATTTTTGTAAAAAATCCAGAAACTCCATCTTTTAATGCTTGAATAATATTAGCTTTCATGGCTCTACCTTCAGGGGTTTTTTCTGCTTCATTATTCAGATAAAATAATGAACCAACAAATCCGGCCAGTTGTCCCAATATGCCCCAAGTTGTTGTTTTCTTATTCGTATCCTTATTTTCTCTTTCCGATTTTTTCTTTTCCTTAGTTGAGAAAAAAGAAGAAAAAAGAGAAGATTTGATAGGAGTTTCAACCGTGGTTTTTTCTTTTGCTTCTGTGCTTAATGAAAAGGTTTGCATTAATTGTGCAATAGCTTCTTTACTAAATTTTGTAAGAGATACAGGCAAGCCATATGTTCTGAAAAAAGAATTATAACTGAATAATGATACTCTTAGCACTCCATCTTTATTAGTATTATAAGGGGATGATATGCCAGAAGCCGCACCTGCCTTAATTTTAACTAGATCATTGATATATCCATTGAAAGTAGTTAAGTTATTAACTGCATCCCCCATTCTAGAATTTAAAGTTTTAGTGGTCTGTCCTATCCAGTTTAATTCCGTTGCAAATACATTAATAGGAGATTTATTATCCTTATATAATTTATGCATAGCTGTCTTAAGGTCATTAAGAATAGTTTTCATATGACTCAATGGACCCGTTTTAGGATTTAATGGCGAATCTTTCTCATCAAAAATTGCAGACATTTTAGTAGCTATATAATGCACCCCCTTACCATTTTTCTTCATGTAAGTGTCTATGGCAGTCATCAAATCATCAATACTCTTATTTTCCATTAAAATTATTTATCTATAAATATTAATATGAACTCAACCTCCCTTTATGAACATGCCCTTTATGCTGATTCTTTTAGAAAAAGTATTTTAAATGGAGAATTGTCGGACGATCAACTTCGGACCATGCTAGAAAAGAATGAATTAAATTCTTATCAATTAGACATTTTACATGAATTAGCCCCAAATATTCAGCAACAGCAAGCACCTGCCCAACAGCCGCAAGGTAATCAACCGGTTGCCCCTACTCAAAATTCCAATCAATATAAGCCAAAACAGGGGAATGATCCCCAAGCTCAATTAAAGCAAGAATGGAAGAATATAGTTGGTATTATTAAGCAATCTAAACTTGTTCCCTCTTTACAGAAATTAGGTTCAATGAATGCTAATGATAAGTATCTTACTGATGTTACTGGATATATTGTTCAAGCATTAACACAATTAAATGCCCACATTAATCCTCCTGCGGCAAAACAACCTGCTCCACCGCAACAAGGACAATATCAGCAACAAACTCAACAAAACAATCAAACCTTATGAAATTAAGGTTTCATACCATTGTCTGATTGTATTTTAGATAATTTAGATAATCCTTTAGAGAATACGTTAGTCATATCAGTTAACGTCATGACAGGCTCATCTTGGTCAATTCCTAATTCTTTTAATACGATTGCCTGTAGTTTGCCACTATTATGAATAGCAGACGTTCGCTCAGCATCACTCATTTGCTTAATAGGTTTTGTAATTAAGGGGTCTTGAGTAATGGTATTGCCAATTAATTTTATCAGTTTTCGATGATTAGGGTCTTGTGTATTAAAATTTTTAAGACGATATTTCATCCAATTAAAATTGGTTGTTTCTCCATATTTATCACTGCACATTTTGTTGATTAATTCCCAAGATTGTGAACTAGATAACCCCCCTTCAAGCATACTCATAATACTATTGCGTGCAGATAAAGCAGAATTACTAGTCGGAGAAATTTGCCCAATAATCAACCCCGCTATTAGAGATAACAAGGTAGTCACCTTAGTTCCCCATCCTTCAGTGAGCAACTGATTACATTCACTAAAAGATAATACCTTGTCTAACATAAGGTTCAAATCTTTATGGTTTTCTTTTAAGAGCAAAGTTTTAACATCTGTTAAAACTTGAGGACGTATCTGATTTGTAGATAACTGTGATTCATATATCAAGGAAAGAACATCTGGTGCCAATTTTCTTTATTTATCCAATAAAAAAACTTGCATCAATTTTGATTTGAGCAGTATAACTAATACCATCAATAGTCTTAGTTAGTTTAGTTGCTTCTTGTAAGACTTTACCGTAAACTTCATCAATCTTCTCAAGAATAGTTAGAATTGCTTTAGAAGGTAATCTTTCCACAATAGCAATACGTTCTGTCACATTCCTTGAAACAAGATCAATCACGCTATCATTAATAATAATTGATTTAATGAAAGGAGCAGTTCTGCTAAGGAAAATAGGAGCAATTAATTCCTTCATCTGCTTTGCATCATTTTCCTCAATCTTTGATAACTTATTCTGGTATAATTGATTCTCAAAAGTAAACTCTTCTGTAACAGAAGGAAGATTTAATACAAAATCATATTTATTATTTTCATCAACACCAATATGAATCGTTTGATCCACAAAAGTCGGAGAATTCTTCTTAATTTTTTCTATGTGTTTAGCTAAAGAAATACTTTTTCCCACTTGTTTACCTTCTTCTGAAACAAAGGTTAGTTTTACTTCATCTTTAATATTCTTTGAACGTAATTGAAGAAGAATTAAAAGTTTATCATAAAGATTAATAGTTTTTAGATCAAGTTTATTGCCAAAAATATCAGAAAGAATAGTATACATGATAATAGTAAACTGATTATCGGCAAATGGTCCTTCCACAGTAGTCTTAACGATGTTCTTAGTATGATTAGCATTTAAGGCTTTAGCCGTAAAAGAAGTGTTTAAAGAAGGAACGTAGATTTCTGTTTCTAATGTTTTGTTGGCATTATCAAGAAGGGCAAGAATATCGTTAAATTGAACGGGATCAGACATATGGGAATATTTAATTATTAATTTTGAGCAAACAAGTCAATCTCATTGGGATTATTATGTGGTTTCTCATTAGAAGTATGAGTTGACTTAGCAAATTCATGTAAAATATTCAATTCTCTTGGAGATGCATCATTAAAGAACTCATTAGATATATGAGCCGTTGATGCAACATTAAAATATTCTCCCAACAATCCATTCAAGGTATTATCCCTGAAAAACATCTTTAATAACGGATTAATGTTATTAGTTTCTAACTTTAATTCAAAAGCTGTTCCACAATCTTTACATTTCATATCCAGAAATACTACATTTTTAAATTCGTTAAAAATCGGTTCCAAATATTCTTGTTTTATTTTTAATATCATATTAGCCGGTATCTTATTAATCAATACCTTCTTCTCTTGCATCGATAATGTATTCAATTCGATAATTGATCCATTATAAACTAATTGTTTAATATAACCAAACAAATATTTCTCAATATTATTCTCTAATGTATCAGTTTTGATGTTATAATCAGCACAAAATAACAGATTATTGTATTCATAATCGATGGTAGGAACATCACATATAACAGAAATGGGATAATTATCATATTCCACATGATGAATGAATGATTTATCAATAACTGGACCTAATACATCTAATAAATCATTCAAATTAACACGAATTTTATCTTCTTTTTCACATTTCTCACATTTCTTTAACAAATCAAGTAAAGGACTGCAACTAAGAATCTTAAAATAAAGGAAAATAACAAATCTATCAATAATAGTAAACAATTTATAATCAAAATTATCAACTATATTGGTTTTGATGATGTTATTCAGGTTGTAAAGGAAGTCTAAATCTGTATCATCATCGAGATTTTTAAGAATTATTCGATATTGATTGTTAGTAAGCTCTTTAAATCGAATGTTTTTTTGAATTGAAGGAATCCAAATCAAATAAGTGTTTTGCATTAACTTATTTAAGGCATACCATTACCATAATCTGTGACATAATAGCTATTATAAACAAAGTTAGCATGTCTTAATGCATAACTTCCATTGGAATCATATTTTTTTTGTTCTTGATCAATAAAAATGGGAGCACAATCTTCAAAATGCCACATTTTTCTAATAACAGTCGGATTACAATCCCCATTTTTGGCTAATTCATACACGTCTATATTTGCCTTTATAGACTGTTGTGACGCGATCAAACCCTTATGAGCCACTAGGATACTCCAAGGACGTAAAACGCCGTCTACGAACGATCTATTCGTTTCTAGGAATCCCATATTGAGAGTGGTAAAATCAGTTCTTCCTTCTATAATAGGAGATTTAATAAATCCTCGATTACTACTTTCTTCTATTCCCACATATTTAGTATTAATGGTTTCACCGGGAAGATCGACACCTTGAGCAAAAATACAACCAATAACATCTTGTGTAGCAGAAGTCCAAGTAGCATCAACCGATGAACCAATATTCCACCCTTTAGGTTCTATAGATGAAACAGTTTGTTTGATTTGATTAAATAAATATTCTTTATCTTTAGCAGTTATAACTGCTACCCATTGAAAATTAAGAGGAACATTTAGTGCCCAATCACATAATAAACTATGAAAATAAGAAACATGCCCTTTGGTTATATTGGGAGGCGTTTGCATCTGGCAAATGTTGAAAAATTGAGGAGTTATGTTTCCACAATTAGTCGGCAAATAAACATTAGAAATAGGTAACATTATTTTTTATTATTTAATGAACGTTTCATATGGTTTCTTTGAACGCCGCCTTGAAAATAATCCTTTTCAACTTTCTTACCAACCATACTATCTCCATTAGCAAGATTATATTTGATTTCCATATCACCTTGTTTAGAGTTAATAGATGAACCAACTTTCTTAGGATTTATTCCGTCTCTTTTAATATGAGAACCGATTCCTTTTGCAATGGTAATTTCATGAGGGTCTTTTTCACTTTTATTTTTACCTCTTGGTCCTTCTTTCGTCCAAATATTACCAATATATTGTTGATTACCTAATTTGGTTCTTTGAGAAGCAGTCTTAGTATTCATGGAACGAACTTTACGAGGTTGTGCCTTATAATACATTCCTGTATCCCAATAACGGGATTTATGCTCTTTACGCTTGTTCTTAGGCGTAAGCAATTCTGTTATCAGGTTATTCACATAAGCATCAAATTTTTCGGTCATGAAAGTATTTATCATTCGACATTGTTCTTGATTTATGCGGTATAATCGAATATAATAAGATATGCGTCAAGATATTTGGTTAGGGGATTGTATTAAGTTGTTAAATAAAATTAAGGATTCAAGTATAGACTTTATTTGTATTGATCCTCCATATGGTTTAACTGCCCCAAAATGGGACGAGGTAATTTCTTTTGAATCACTTTGGAAAGAGTTTAATCGGATAGGAAAGAAGGGATATATTGCAGCTATCTTTGGTTGTCAGCCATTTACGACAAAAGTTATTTCTTCAAATATAGATAATTTTAAATATTGTTGGTATTGGAATAAAAATCAAGGCACAAATTTTTTTCATGCTAAAAGAATGCCAATTAGAAAAGTTGAAGAAATATCTATTTTTGGTGGTAAAACGTACAATCCACAAATCACGGACGGGCATATTCCTACTAATTCTGCCAAAGGATGCTCTAACGGAAAAGCATATCATGGGTCAAATACCAGAGATTATATAGGAGGAAAAACAACCCGATTTCCTGATAATATATTAAATTTTAAATGTGTGAATAATTATTCTAGAGTTCATTCTAGTCAAAAACCTATAGAATTATTAGAATATTTGGTTAATACATATACCAATGAAAATGACATTATTCTTGATTGTTTCGCAGGAAGTGGAACAACTTTACTTGCTGCTAAAAACCTCAATCGACAATTTATCGGTATTGAAAAAGATGAAGCATATTACAATATTTGCCTCAAAAGGCTGAACATGCCTTGATTGGTGACATTTGACGTGTTACATTGCATGACTGAATGCCAAATGATAACCGTTCCAACAATATATACTATATCTAAATTTAATCTGTTTACTAATAAAAGTAAAACATATAGTAATTATATGAATGGGGGTTGTCCTATCTGTCATGAAGGGGAAAGTTGGAGCATTAAACAACGTCTTTTTTTTTATTTAAAGGAAGATTTTTTATATTGTTATAATTGTGCCCGTTCTTGGAATCCCTATTGGTGGATAAGAGAAGTAACTGGAATGTCACATAAAGAATTAGTTTCAGATATTAATGATTATACTGGTGATAATTTCGTTCTGCAATGGGACGGAGAAACTAAAACTAATGATTATATTCTGCCTGATTTACCTGGAGAATGTGTCAATTTAACTGATGAAATACAATTAAAATTTTATAAAAATAATAAAATTGTATTAAAAGCATTGGAATATTGTAAATCGAGAAGATTATTTTCTGCTATAAATGCTCCTCGGACTTTTTATGTTTGTATTAATGACAATTTTCATAAGAACCGTTTAATCATTCCTTTTTATAAGAACGGTAGAATTGTTTGTTATACTTCTCGGAAGATTCTTAATGATGATTCTGCGAAATATCTCTTAAAGTTCAATTCTCCTAAGACGGTTTTTAATATTGATAAGATTAAACCGGAGATTCCTTATATATTTTTATTTGAAGGACAAATAGATTCAATGTTTGTAGAAAATGGTGTTGCTGTTTCAGGATTAACATTAACTAGTCAACAAGAGGAAGAATTATCTGCATTTCCTTTACATGAACGAATTTGGGTATTAGATAATATTAAATTTGAAAAAAAAGAAGTAGTTAATAAAATCATCAGTAAATTTAAAGCAGGAGAAACTTTGTTCTTGTTTAAGAATGAGTTTGAAGGATTTAAGGATTTGAATGATTTCTGTGTAGAAAAAAAGCAGGATTTTGTTGATCCTGCTTTAATTATTCAATATTGTTTTACGGGAGAAAAGGGACTTCTCCAACTTTAATTAAAAAGTGTCATCGTCGTCATAAGGACCGGAAGTGCTTTCGGGGCTTTCTGAACCACCAGTAGAAGTTACTGATTTACGGGCTTTTGCTAAATCTCCAAGAGAATCTTTAACTTCTCTTGCAGCTTGTTCAGTTGCTTGTTCTTCTTTTTTTGATGCATTCTTATAATTTTCAATAGCTTTGGTGACTTGATCAAAGTTAGTTTTCTTAACAGTATCACGCCGAATGATGTTTGCCATGACTGAATAAGGGTTAGTCATATCTACTTCATCTTTAGAATCAACGAAAGCACGAAGGGTAGTAAGATATTCTTCTAATTGATCAAGGCGAGAACTGATTTCGTGTTTATCCATTCCGTCAATATTATCAAGAAGAGCCATTTTTTTAGCAAAATTGTCTTCAATTTTCTTTAGACTGTCAGCAATGCCTTCGGTATCAAAGGCATCTTCTTCTGTGCCGTCATCAAGGAAAGAAGCAAGAGGATTATTACTTTCATTATCATGGGTAGGATTTCCCATGTCAGTATCTTCAAGAAGGATTTTGTTAAAATAACTAGGATAGTTCATATATTACATTATTTATTCTTATGGTGTGAGATTTGGAAATGATAAGTTGC